TCGTCCCCTGACGCGGCGAGCCGGCTGCCGCCCCCTGACGCGGCGAGCTGGCTGCCGCCCCCTGACGCGGCGAGCTGGCTGTCGTCCCCTGACGCGGCCTTCTTCAACAGTTCAGCTGCATCGTTCATTGCGCAGGCGACATCCGTTTTAATGAACGGCTCGATCTGCGCGGGCTGCTCAAATAGCATCTCGAACATACGATTGCTCAGCCACCGTGAATCGTCATAGCGCTTGTCGTCGCGCAGTGCTTGGCTCACCTCGCCGTAGGTCGCGCCCTGCGGGAATTTATCGATGAACCACTTGTAGCCGTTGGCACAAGCGCTCCATTTCTTCAGAAGCTGCTTCGTGATTTCCATGCTTCACCCCCTGAGCGCGTCGTTGACTTTGGCGACGAAAGCGGCGTATTGCTCGGGCTTGAGGTCCGGCCCCTTGGCCGCACCGAACTGGCCGAGCACGGAAACGACTTGATCGCGGCCCTTGGCGCTGGAGAGTTTCAGGATCGCCTTCTTCACGTCGTCGTAGGTGGCGCTCTCCGCTGCCGTGGGTTTCGCGGCAGCGGGAGCGGCAGCTTCGGCAGGGGGAGGAGAACGAAGGCCCTGCGTGCTGCTGGCCCCGTTGGTGTCCACGGTGGCCTGGGATGCTACGGCAGCGACTCCGGTCGGCACGCCCCTGGCGATGACGGCGAGCAGCTCGCGGATGGCGGCGGTGTTTTCTTGGATAGCGACTTCGAGGGACATGGCATTACTCCTGTACGGTGGGGAGGGCATAGCCCGCGTCTTCGGCGAGCGATCGGAAATTGGTTGCGAGATCAAGCGCGGCTTTGAGGTCTTCGGGCTTTTCGATCTCAGCTTCGGCGAGGACTTCGAGCAGCGCGAGCGCGGCTTTGAGGTCTTCGGGCTTCCGCAGGTCCGCCTCGGCAAGCGCACCGAGGAGCGCCTCAGCGTCGGCGATCTCGTGCTCGTCGATGATCGAGATTAAAGACGCGTGATCGGCGAAAGCTTCGAGGCGCTGGAACAGCTCGCGCTCCAAGTCGGTTGTGACGATGGGATTGAGACTTGAGTACGCGTGGCGCAACAATTCTTCGTCGTTCAGGGCGGATAGGTACATGATTAGGACAGCCTTCTAATCGTGAACATCGGCGCGGCGCCCCCACCACCCTGGAATTCATTCCCCACGGCGGCGGTTTTTGCCCATTCCAGCAGCGGTTCGTAATCGCAGTTAGCTTCGACGAGTTCAGCGAACGTGCACTTCTGTACAGCGCCCTCTTCGTCGGTGATTTGGAACATGAGGTGGCTCCTTCCAAGTGCGTGGGCTGCGATAAACATGGCGTTTTTCCTCAAACCAGATTTAGCAACTGATAAGCGAAAATTAGCAGACGCAAAAGCAGGAGTCAAGAAGTTTTTGCATATGCTAAATCATAGGGCAAAAAAGAAGCCCGCACGCAGCGGGCTTCGGTTACGTCCGGGGCGCTATTTAGGTGGTGGAGCCTTTTGGATTTGGAGCAAGTCTTCTGCGTACGAAGCGTCAACAGCGCCCTTCCTTAGTGCGTCTTCATATACCAGTGCAACGATCCGGCCGTGGCGTCCGGGGTTGAACGCGTCGTTCTCGAATTCCCCCGCGAGTTCGGCCACCACTTGCATCGAAGCAGTGAGCAGCGCCGCATCAACCTGGCGCTGGGGTGGTCCCGGGGGTAGTGCGCCAACCTGGTCGAGCCAGCCCTCTGGCAGCTTTAGCGCCGTCTCAATCTCTCGGGCGGTCTTTTCTGAAATCGCCCTGGTTGGATTCGGCCCCGCGATTTGAGAGATGTAACTGGCGGTCCATCGGCCACCAGTGCGCTGCACAAAATCCTTCGTAGCGCCGCTTTCTGAAATGAGGCGGCGCAGGTTCGCAAGGCGCGTAAGCTGCCGCGCGGAGGGGTTTTTTACTTCGCTCATAGGTGCAAGGTTAGATTGGGTATGCATGGTTATCAATAGCTAAGTAAAAATCTTGTTGACTGAAAACTTTGCAACCGCTAACTTATGTAGCGTTTGCAAAACAGGCCCGATCATGAAAACCCTTCAGAAGTTCCTGCGCGTCGCAACGAACGCCGAGCGCGAGCTAGTCGCGTCCGAAGCTGGCACCTCCGTCGCGTATCTATACCAGTTGGCCGGTGGCCATCGGAAGAATCCTGGCGCAGCGCTTGCTGCTGGAATCGAGCGCAGCACGCGGGCGCTCCACAAAGCAAATCCCTCCCGCATCCCCGTGGTCACAGTGATGACGTTGGTGAAGGAGGGTGAAGCCCAATGAGCGCCGAGCTGAAGGACTTCCGCTGCAAAATCACCGTTGAGGCCGACTGCGTTATCGAGGCCGAAGCCCGAAGTACCGGGCGCGACAAAGCCGAGATTGCCCGCGAGTGGCTGCATGAGAAGGCGAAGGAACGTATCCATGCCGCCAAGCTACTTGATAATTTGCTGCGCGCCGAGGGAGCGCCAGGGATTGGCGAGGGCGCTCCGCGGCAGTCCGCGGCACTCAAGGGAGCGCCAGGGATTGGCGAGGGCATCGCGGGGAAGATGAGGGAAGATCAGGGCAAGGGGCGGTAAATGCCCCTTCAATTGTCGTCGTCCGGCACCGCTTACGCCGATTTCCTCGTCAACAAGGCGCGCCTTGACCCGCCTACCGGCCTGGCCGATTGCCCCGATCTGCCGGCGCAGCTTTTCCCGTTCCAGCGCGACATCGTGCGCTGGGCCCTGCGTCGTGGCCGCGCGGCGGTGTTCGCGCAAACAGGCATGGGCAAGTCCTTCATCGAACTCGCATGGGGGCAGGCCGTGCATCGCGAGACAGCAGGCGATGTTCTGCTCCTGACGCCCCTTGCCGTAGCCGGACAGATCGTGGCTGAAGGAAAGAAATGGGGCCTGGCGGCCAAGCAGTGCGCGACGCAGTCGGAAGTCGAGTCCGGCGTCACCGTCACCAACTACGCGAAGTTGCATCACTTCGATCTCTCGCAGTTCGCTGGCGTCATCCTGGATGAAAGTTCCATTCTCAAGGCGTTCGACGGCAAGACGCGCACCACGCTCATCGAGCGCTGCGCTGACGTGCCGTACCGGCTCGCGGCTACAGCAACGCCCGCGCCCAATGACTTCGCCGAGCTGGGCAACCACGCCGAGTTCCTGGGCGTGATGAGCTTCACAGGCATGCAGTCGGTGTTCTTCGCGCACGACAGTGCGGATACAACGAGCAAGTGGCGACTCAAAGGTCACGCCGAGGCCGACTTCTGGCGCTGGATGTGTTCTTGGTCGGTACTACTACGCCGGCCCTCGGACCTGGGCTACGACGACAACGGCTACATACTGCCCCCGTTGGATCAGACCGAACACGTCATCCCGGTGTCCGGGCCGATCGCGCAAACCCTTTCCGAGCGCCTGGCAGCGCGGCGGGAGAGCATCGCCCAGCGTGTCGAGAAAGCCGTGGAACTGACGCCGGCCGATCGGCCCTTCGTCTGGTGGTGCAATCTCAACGCCGAGAGCGACGCGCTCGCGGCAGGCATCCCGGGGGCCGTCGAAGTGCGCGGCTCGGACAGGGAAGAGGACAAGGAAGCCAAGCTTAGGGCCTTCGCAGCCGGCGACATCCGCGTGCTTGTGACAAAGCCCACCATCTGCGGCTTCGGGATGAACTGGCAGCACTGCGCCGATACGGGCTTCGTAGGTCTCAATGATTCGTTCGAACAGGTTTATCAAGCGACCCGCCGATTCTGGCGCTTCGGGCAGACGCGCCCCGTGAACGTGCACTTCGTCGCCGCCTCTACGGAGGGTGCCGTGCTCGAGAATCTGCGCCGCAAAGAAGCCGACGCCGAGCGCATGGCCGCGGCCATGGTGGCGAACATGGCCGACCTGTCCAGCGAGCTTGTGCACGGCGCCGTGCACGAGGAAGACCCCTATACCCCCACCATTCCTGTGAGCTTGCCATGCTGGCTATAGACCAAGTCGTCACGCACGACTACGCGATCTACCACGGCGACGCCTGCGAGCTGGTGCGCGCCATTCCCGACAATACCGTCCACTTCGGCATCCACTCGCCGCCCTTCGAGGGCCTGTACAAGTTCACCAACTCGCCGCGAGACATCAGCAACAATGAAGGCGGCACCTTCTGGGAACACTACGCCTTCCTGATCCGCGAGCTGCTGCGCGTGGCGATGCCCGGACGCCTGCACGCTGTGCACGTGATGCAGCTCCCGGCCACGAAGTCCCGGGAGGGCTTTATCGGCATTCGAGATTTCCGCGGCGACGTGATCCGTGCCTACCAAGCCGCGGGCTGGCTGTTCCATTCCGAGGTGTGCATCTGGAAAGACCCCGTCGTCGCGCAGCAGCGCACCAAGTCGATCCGCCTCCTGCACAAACAGCTCGTCAAGGACTCAGCCTTGAGCGGGCAGGGCGTGGCCGATTACATTGAGGTATTCCGCAAGCCCGGCGAGAACGAGATCGCCATCGCGGGGGAGCTTGAACGCTACGTGGGTGATGCCGTAGACGTGTCGCGTGAAGCCTACGACCGGCAAGCCGCGGAGCTGGCCGCTCTGGGCAAGACGCCCTGGCCGTTCCGCCAGTGGGTATCGATCATGACCTGGCAGCGCTACGCCTCGCCCGTGTGGACCGACATCCGGCAGACGCGCACGCTGCAATACCGCTCCGCGCGCGACGAGCAGGACGAGCAGCACATCAGCCCGCTGCAGCTTGACGTGATCGAGCGCTGCATCGAACTCTGGAGCAACCCGGGCGAGACGGTGCTGACACCGTTCATGGGCATCGGCTCGGAGGTCTACTGCGCCGTAGAAGCGGGCCGCAAGGGCCTGGGGTTCGAGCTCAAGGCCTCGTACTGGCGGCAGGCGATGCTCAACCTGCAGCGCCTGGAGGAGCGGCTCCTGGCCGCGCTGCTTGGCGAGGAGGCGCAGTGTGACTAGCGAGTTCCAGTCGCACGGCCGCGCGCTCCTCGCGAACGGCTACCTGATCATCCCCATCAAACCCGGCCACAAACGCCCGGCGCTGGACCAGTGGCAGTCGGCACGCCTGGGCGCAAGCGACCTCACGCGCTTCCCCGGATGCGGTGTGGGCGTGCTCTGCGGCCAGGGCGCGTGGCCGATCGCGGGTATCGATGTCGATACAACGAATGCGGCACTCGCTGAGCGCTTCACTGCCTGGTGCCGCGAGCACCTGGGCGCAACCTGCGAGCGCGTGGGCGCCGCACCTAAAGTGCTGCTGCCGTATCGCGCAGCGGTCGAGGGTTGGGGCAAGGCTACCGGCGCCTGGTTCGAGGGGCGCCACCGCCTGGAGGTGCTGGGCCGCGGACAGCAGTTCGTCGCGTACGCCGTGCATCCCGACACGCAACGCTCCTACGAGTGGACGGACTTGCTCGGAGGTCTCGCGGCCGTGCGCGCCGACGAGCTGCCGGTGATCACCGAGGCGCAAGTCGCCGAGGCGCTGGCCGCGTTCGAGGATATGGCCCTGGCGGCCGGGCTCACCCGGACCGGCGCGAGCCGCCCCGGACGCGTGACAAGCGCGCCCGACGATGACCCGCTTATGGCGCACTCACCACCCATAGGGCTCCCAGTCGAGGATGCGAAGCGCCTGCTCGGCCACGTCGACAACGAGGACTACGACACCTGGCTCAAGGTCGGCATGGCGCTGCACCACGAGTACGAAGGCGGCATCGAAGCGCTGGATCTGTGGGACGAGTGGAGCAGCACCGCAGCGAACTACACGGGCCGTGAGTCGCTCGAGACGCGCTGGAGCGGGTTCAAGCCTACCGGTGTGACAGCCAGGTGGTTGCTCAAAGTTTCCAAACTGAATAGCCGCGCCGAGCTGCGGGGGGCCCTGGATGAGGCGCGCACGGCGATCGCCGCATGCAGCGACTCGATCGATCTGCTAGCCGATGTGGCGCACCGGGCAGGCGTCGCGGCCGGCAACGACATCGCCATCAAGGCCGAGCTCGCCGGCCTCCTGCGCGAGCGTTTCAAAGCCCTGACCGGGACCTCGCTCCCGGTCGCTGACGTGCGCGCGGCGATGAGCGCTCGAAAGCTCGCAAAGATCACAAGGCGCGCACGGACCGAATTTGGCAACGCCGAGCGGATGCTCGATCACTACGGCGGCGGGCTAATGTACGTGCCTGAATTAGATAGCTGGTTCAACTGGACCGGGGTCTACTGGCGCCGCGCGGCCGGAGTTGAGATTGAGCATTTGGCAAAGGAAACGATACGCGCGCTGCCCGACGAATTGCAGGGGCTCGACGATAGCGATCGAGCGATCCACTTCAAGTTCTGCGCCGTGAGTCAACAGGCGCGCATGGTCGGCAACACGATCCGCCTTGCGCAGTCCGACCCGCGCGTCGTAGTCCCTGTGACCGAGCTTGACGCGCGCGCCCATCTGCTGGGCGTCGCCAACGGTGCCGTCGATCTGCGCACTGGGCGGCTCTTGGCACCAGCACAGGAGCACCGCATCACAACGATCACCGAGGTTGGCTACGACCCCACCGCCCGTGCGCCACTCTTCGAACAGACAGTCGCTGACGTGTTCTTTGAGGATGCCGAGATGGTGGCCTTCTTCCAGCGGTTGGCCGGCTACATGTTGCTCGCCGACCCCAAGGAGGATGTACTGATCATTCCCTACGGCGCGGGCTCCAACGGCAAGAGCACGGTGCTGGGGGCTGTGAGAGAAGCCCTTGGGGCGCACGCCAAGATGGCCAGTGCTGAAACCTTTCTCGTGAGCGGTGCGCCGGTAAGCGCCGGCCAGGCGCGCGAAGACGTGTTGCGGCTGCGCGGGGCGCGCATGGTGTACATCGCTGAGCCTGAAGAAGGATCGGAGTTGCGAGAAGGCCTAATCAAGTCCATGACGGGCGGTGAGGCGATGCCGGCGCGGGGCTTGTACTCGAGGAGCACGGTGGAAGTGGCGCCGACGTGGGTTGCGTTCATGCCTACGAATCACCGGCCGATCGTGAAGGGTGACGACCACGCGATCTGGAGGCGCCTGCTGCCTGTGCCTTTCACCCGGAACTTCGACACCGACCTGGCCGTAGTGAAGGACGCGGATCGGGCGGCGAAGCTGGCCGCGGAGGCGCCAGGGATCCTCGCCTGGTGCGTGCGCGGAGCCCTCGCCTACCAGCGCGACGGATTGAGGCCTCCACCGGAAGTGCGCGCAGCGCGCGAGGCGTACCGCAGCGACATGGATCTTCTGTCCGAGTGGCTGGATGAGTGCTGCGAGCTCGGGGACTACGTGGAATCGAATGCGAATCTCTGGGCGAGCTGGGAGAACTTTGCCCGGGCGCGGGGCGAGCTGCGATTCATCTCCAGCGCGAAGAGCTTGGGGAGGAGATTACAGGCGAAGGGGTTGCGGTTGGTTAAAGATCGTGTCGGGTTGGAAGGACGCGGTGTCGAGGGTATCCGTGTCAAATTGCAACAGCTTTAGCGGGCGCGCGTTGCGGTTCGGAAGGCTCCTTGCTAACACGATGCTTGTCCGCGCCAATGACTGCCCGCACGGCATCGTAAGTAGAGGTGCTGGGTGGTGGTGGTGGTTCGACACGCTCATACGCCAACAGCGCTGCGGCAAGTGAAACGATGAACAACCGGCGCGCGCGATCAGAAGTTGTTGATGTTCGATTCATAGTACTGCTCGCCGTAACGCACTACGTGGCCGTCGCGCAGTGTCACCTGGTAGGTGCGGGGCCACTCAGAAATAGCGTGCTTCATGCGCTTGTAGATCAGGTACTCCTCCCTCTTGTCCGCATCAGCGCCTACCGATACTGGGGCTCCAAGAACGGCGATCACCTGATCCTTGGTCATGCCCACTCCAACTTTTTCGAAATCGCTGGCGGTGCCATAAACGATCGCTTGGCATCCGGTGAGCAGAAATGTGAGAACGGTTGCAAGCAGTGTTTTGCTGAATCGCATTTTGTGCGCCCGTAATGAAGAGTGCGCAATGAATACTAGCCCCAACTTGCAAAACGCTGCAAGTAGCGGCGACGTTTCCGACGTTTCTACCCCATTTTCCCATAACTTTCTATACGCGTATACGTGGAAAGTTTATAGAAATAGCGTCGGAAACGTCGGAAACGTCGCCCGCAAAAAATTACGCATTCAATGAAGCGATTTTTTGCGATTAACGCCAACGGCCTGCGGGTGGGCGAGGATCATCCCCGGGCCAAACTGACGGACCACGACGTGGATCTGATCCGCGACGCGCTGGATGAACGGGATGCATTCGTGGCCGTGCTTGTGGGGCTGGGCTATCGGCGCCTGGTGATCCGCCGCGCGCTCTCGTGGCTGGAGATGGATGTGCGGGGGATTGCCAGGCGCTTTGAGGTCAGTCGCTCGTTGATTCAGGATATCTACGTCGGCCGGCGCCGCGCACAAACGGTGACCGGACATCGGTCAGTCCGCTTACCCGGCAAGTAGGGCGCTACGCTGCTCGGGTGGATAACCGGACACCCGAAAAGCAAATCGCGTTTCTCGCCGCGCTCGCGGCAACGTGCAGCGTTACTCGTGCGTGCGAAGCCGCGGGTATGGGGCGCGCGACGGCGTACGACTGGCGCGCTGCTGACCCCGAGTTCGCCAAGCGATGGGAGGAGGCCAAGGCCCTCGGCGCGGAGGCGCTGGAGGACGAGGCTGTGCGCCGCGCGCACGAGGGGTGGGAGGAACCCGTGTTCCACCTGGGCGTTGCCACCGATACAGTGCGCAAGTATGACTCCACGCTGCTGATTTTTCTGCTCAAAGGCGCGAAGCCTGAGAAGTACCGCGAGCTCAGCCGCATGGAGTTGACCGGCGCGAACGGCGGCCCGGTACACCTGAGCGACACCGACACGGCCGCGAAGCTCGCCGGCATCATCGCTGCGGCGAAGGCGCGTCAAGTTGAGGATCTGCTGTGAACGCGGCCGACATCCTCGACGTGCTGCCCTATCTCACTCGCGAGGAGCGTGCCGAAGTCGACCGGCTACTCGCGCGCGACAAGGCGATCTGGCGACCGATCAGCGCGCCTCAGGCAATGGCGTACTACTCGACGGCCGACGTGGTTGGCTACGGGGGCGCCGCGGGTGGGGGTAAAACGGACCTCGCGTGCGGCAAGGCGTTGACGCAGCACCAGCGCGTGATGATCCTGCGTCGTGAAGCGACGCAGCTCACCGGCATCATCGATCGGCTCACGGAATTACTGCGCGGACGTGACGGCTACAACGGGCAGGAGCGTATCTGGCGCCTGCCGCGTGCGCAGATCGAGTTCGGTTCGGTGCCCAACTTGGGCGACGAAGCAAAATATCAGGGCCGTCCGCATGATCTGCTGGTATTCGACGAGGCGGCCAACTTCCTTGAATCGCAAGTGCGCTTTCTGCTCGGCTGGTTGCGCACGACGACGCCCGGGCAGCGCTGCCAAGCGTTGCTCACGTTCAATCCACCGACGAACGCCGAGGGTCGCTGGGTCGTCGAGTTCTTTGCGCCCTGGCTCGATCGGAAGCATCCGCGGCCCGCGAAGCCGGGCGAGTTGCGCTGGTTCGCGACGATCGATGGCAAGGAGCTGGAAGTTGCAAGCGGTGCGTCCTTCGAGCACAAAGGTGAGACGATCACGCCGCTCTCGCGTACGTTCATCCCCGCGCGCGTGTCCGACAACCCGTACCTCACCGGTACCGGCTACATGGCGCAGCTCCAGTCTCTGCCTGAGCCGCTGCGTTCGCAGATGCTCAACGGAGATTTTCAGGCGGGTGTTGAGGATGACCCGTGGCAAGTGGTTCCCACTGCGTGGGTTGAGGCAGCGCAACGCCGCTGGAAGCGCCCCGACAAGCTGCCGACTATGGACAGTATCGGCGTGGACGTGGCGCGTGGCGGGCGCGACAACACGATCATCGCACGCCGTCACGGCATGTGGTTCGACGAGCCGATCGTGTATCCCGGCGCGCAGACGCCGGACGGGCCATCCGTTGCGGGGCTCACGATCGCGGCGATGCGTGACAGCGCGCCGATCCATATCGACGTGATCGGCATCGGTGCATCGCCTTACGATTTCCTGAACAACGCGAACCAGCAGGTACTTGGGGTCAATGTCGCGGAAAAATCGCTCGCCACCGACAAGTCAGGCCGTCTGCGCTTCTACAACCAGCGCAGTGAATACTGGTGGAAGTTTCGCGAGGCGCTCGATCCGACCAGCAACACAGGCCTCGCGCTGCCGCCCAGCGCGCAGCTACTCGCTGATCTGTGTGCGCCCACCTGGACGCTCGCCGGCAGCGCGATCCTGGTGGAGGGGCGCGATGAGATCGTCAAGCGCATCGGCCGCTCGCCCGACTGGGCGAGCGCCTACATCCTTGCGCTGATCGATACGCCCAAGCGGGGCCATGTGCTTGCCGGGGCGTCGACGCGCCGGGAATACGATCCCTTCGAGAGGATCCGATGATGCGAATCGAAGAGTTCTCGCTGACGGAAGAGCTCCCGAGGATGGGCGCGCTACTCGCGGCTCATTGGGATGAGATCGCCCGGAACAAGCAGCTCGTGGTGCTGAAGCCAGATGCTGAGCGCTATCGCCTGCTCGAGCAAGCCGGCGCGTTGCTTACCATCGGCGCGTTTGACGAGAACGACAAGATGGTCGCGTATTCAGTCAATTTCATCGGCCACCACTTGCACTACGCGGATCTGGTCTACGCGGAAAACGACGTGCTCTTTCTCGCTCCTGCGCATCGCAAGGGGCGCTTGGGGCTACGGCTCATCAAGGAAACTGAGCAACGCGCGAAGGCGCGAGGTGCTCGCATGATGGTTTGGCACGCCAAGCAGGATACGTCGCTGGAAAGATTGCTCCCTCGCCTCGGCTACGGCGTGCAGGACGTGCTCTTCAGCAAGGAGGTTTGATCATGGGGTGGGTTGCCGGCGCCATTATCGTTTCGAGCTTGTATGCCTCCAGCGAACAATCCAAGGCCGCTGACAAAGCTGCACAGCTCCAGCAGGACGCGATGACTCAGCAGCAGTCCGAGGCGGACAAAGCGCTCACCCTGCAGCAGCAGGGGCAGGCGGATCAACTCAAGGTGGCGCAGGACTCGCTCGCGCAGCAGAAAACCGCTTACGAGAGCCAGCTCTCGATCGCGCAGCAGACGCTCGCGCAGCAGAAGACTGCTTACGAGAACCAGCTCCTGACCGCGCAGCAGACGCTCAAGCAGCAGCAAGACGCCTACACCCAGCAGCTCATGCTCGGCCAGAAGACGCTTGACCAGACGAAATCATCCTCGGCCGCGCAGCTCGCGGCAGCCAACAAGGCAGCCAGCATCCAGGCGTCCGCGTTGAAGGCGCAGATCGATGCAGCGAACAAGCTCTATACGCAGCAGATGGAGCAGATCAACCGGGCAAACCAGAAGCAACCCGACACCGCGGCGATGAATGCGGCCAACCAGCAGCGCGCGAAGGGCGGGCAGTCAGGCACCATGCTGACCGGTCCCTCGGGCGTTGATCTGAGCCAGCTCCTGCTCGGCAAGAACACGCTGCTGGGGGCGTAATGGCCGAAGTGCCCAAACGCGACAGGCTCTACACGCGCTGGGGGCAGCTCAAGTCCGAGCGCGCCTCGTGGTTCGCCCACTGGCAGGAGCTTTCCAGCTACTTGCTGCCGCGTTCGGGCCGGTTCTTCGTTCAGGACCGGAACAAGGGCGAGCGCCGGCACAACAACATCTACGATTCCACCGGCACGCGCGCGCTGCGCGTGCTCGCCGCGGGGATGATGTCCGGCATGACGAGCCCGGCGCGGCCGTGGTTTCGTCTCTCCACGGCGGACCCCGAGCTCGCTAAGTTCGGTCCGGTCAAGCAGTGGTTGAACCAGACGACGATGCTGATGCGCGACATCTTCGCGCGCAGCAACACTTATCGCGCGCTGCACTCGATGTACGAGGAGCTGGGCGCATTCGGCACGGCGTCCTCGGTGATCCTCGCCGACTTCGGCAACGTCATCCATCACTACCCCATCACCACGGGTGAATACTGCATCGCCACCAACTACCGGGGGGAAGTCACCACGCTCTATCGCGAATTCCAGAAGACGGTCGCTGAGATCGTCGCCGAGTTCGGCGTTGACAAGGTGAGCCCGGCGATCAAAAACCTGCACGATCGGGGCTCGCTCGATCAGTGGGTCACGCTGATTCATGCGATCGAGCCGCGCACCGATCGAGACTCGACCAAGCGGGACGGTAAGAACATGGCCTGGAAGTCCGTCTATTTCGAGATCGGCGGCGAGCCCGATAAGTTTCTGCGCGAGTCGGGGTTCGATCAGTTCCCCGCGATCTGCCCGCGCTGGGCGACGGCGGGCGGGGACATCTACGGCAACTCGCCCGGCATGGAGGCGCTGGGGGACATCAAGCAGCTCCAGCAGGAGCAACTGCGCAAGGCGCAGGGCATCGACTACATGACCAAGCCCCCGCTGCAAGTGCCCACGGCACTGAAGAATCGCGACGTGGACAGTCTGCCGGGTGGCGTTACCTTCGTGGACGTGTCCGGCCCGAATGCCGGGATACGCACGCAGTTCGACGTGCGCCTGGACCTAAACCATCTGTTGGCTGATATTCAGGACGTGCGCGAGCGCATCAAGGGGGCGTTCTACGCGGACCTCTTCCTGATGCTGGCGAACCAGACCGACGCGCGCATGACAGCTACCGAAGTTGCCGAACGCCACGAGGAGAAGCTCCTGATGCTGGGGCCCGTGCTCGAGCGCCTGCACAACGAGATGCTCGATCCGATGGTGGAGATCACCTTCGAGCGGATGCTCGCCGCCGGCATCGTCCCCCCGCCGCCGCCCGATCTGCAGGGGCAAAACCTCAATGTCGAATTCGTATCGATGCTTGCTCAGGCGCAGCAGGCCGTGGGCACTAATTCCGTGGATCGGTTCGTCGGCACGCTCGGCCAGGTGGCCCAAGTGAAGCCCGAGGTACTCGACAAACTCGACGCGGATCACTGGGCCGATGCGTACTCCGACATGCTGGGCGTAGATCCCGAGCTCGTCGTCCCGAACGACAAGGTAGCGCTGATTCGCAAGGCACGCGCCCAGGCGCAGGCGCAAGCGCAACAGGCTGCTGCTGCACCGCAGGCAGCCCAGACGGCGAAGAACGTCTCGCAGATCGATCCGAGCGGGCTGCGCGATGTGATCGATATGTTCAGCGGCTACACCACACCTCAAGGAGCCTGAAATGGCGATGGTCAGCATGAAGATGGACGCCGAAGAGGCGAAAGAAGCGACGCAACCGGCCGCCAAGGATGCACCCGAGTACCCCTACGGGCTTGAGCTGCGGCTCGACGACAAGGCGCTCGCCAAGCTGGGCATCACTCAACCCCCGGCCGTAGGCACCGGCCTGACGATTACGGCCAAGGTGACGGTCGTCAGTGCGAGCGCATATCAGACGCAGGGCGGGGAACCCGAAACCAGCTCCTGCTGGCAGATCACCGATATGGCGGTATCGGGCGCCCAGAACGCGGGCGACAAGGCCGCGGCGCTCTATGGATCGTAAGCCGGTGCGCTTACCTCCGGGGCCCGGGTGCATAGTCGGTCCGCTTACCTCGGAAACTCGGGCGTAGGGTATGAGCCAAGGTCATGATCCCTTCGATCTGCGTGGTCAAGAGCGCACGAAGCAAGAGACCGACGAACGCACGAAGCTCGCGCAGCAGATTGAAGCCGAAGATTTGAAGTGGTTGATGGGCAGCAAGCGGGGCCGCCGGATTGTGTGGCGGCTCCTGGAGCGGACGGGGGTATTCCGATCTTCCTTCACCGGGAACTCGGAAACCTTCTTCCGCGAGGGGATGCGGAACGTCGGTCTGCTGCTGATGGCTCAGGTCAACGAAACGTGTCCGGAGCATTACACCAGCATGGTGCAGGAGCAACGAGAGTATGGCAAACGAAACGCTGACGACAACGGGTCAAACTGACACTGCCCCCGCCGCACAGCAACCGGCTGTTGGAGCAGGCACTGCGCCTGCAGAAGACAGCCAGCAGCAGACGCAAGCCGCAACCACGGACGCGCCAGCCGCTGATCCCGCAAAGGGAGAAGCGCCGAAAGCGGACGAGGCGAAAGCTGCGCCCGAGCAGTACACGGACTTCACCGTCCCGGAAGGCTACACGATGGCCGGCGAGCTGGGAACCGAGTTCAAGTCGCTCGCAAAGGAGTTGAACCTCACCCAGGAGCAGGCGCAGCGAATCGTCGACCTGGACGTGAAGCGCGCGCAAGCGCAAACCGAGTCGCTGTATCGGACGAGCGCCGAATGGCAGGCATCGGCCAAGACGGACAAGGAATTCGGCGGGGCCAATCTGGAGCAGAACGTGGCCATCGCCAAGAAAGCCATGGACGCCTTCGGCACGCCGGAGCTGCGCAAGCTGTTGAACGATTCCGGACTGGGCAATCACCCGGAGGTTATTCGGGTGTTCTACCGGGCCGGCAAGGCAATTAGCGAGGATCGCTTCGTGCCCGGCGGCACGGGTGACCCGAAGGGGCCGCGCGATTCCGCGAAGGCCCTCTACCCGAATCAATCAGCGTAAAGGATCGATACCATGGCAACGCTTTCTACTACTGCTCTTACCTTGGCCGACTGGGCCAAGCGGCTCGACCCCGACGGCAAAGTGCCCGTCGTGGCCGAGCTGCTGTCGCAGACCAACGAGATCTTGGACGACGCCGTGTTCATGGAGGGGAATCTCCCCACCGGGCACCGCGTCACCGTCCGCACCGGCTTGCCGACCGTCTACTGGCGCCAGCTCAACGCTGGCGTGCCCTCCAGCAAGTCCACCACGGCGCAAGTCGACGAGAGCTGCGGCATGCTCGAGGCCTACTGCCGCGTGGACAAGGACCTGGCCGAGCTGAACGGCAACACGGCACAGTTCCGCCTGTCCGAAGACACCGCGTTCCTCGAAGCGATGAACCAGACCATGGCACAGACGCTGTTCTACGGCAATGTGGCCACGGACAACAAGACCTTCACCGGCCTCGCCACGCGCTATTCGAGCCTGTCCGCGGGCAACGCGCAGAACATCATCAGCGCGGGCGGATCGGGCGCGGACAACACCTCGGTGTGGCTGGTGTGCTGGGGCGAGCAGACGGTGTTCTGCCCCTTCCCGAAGGGCTCGAAGGCCGGCCTGTTGCACGAGGATCAGGGCCAGCTCACGGTCTACGACGGCAGCAACAACCCCTACCAGGCGTTCCAGACTCATTACCAGTGGAAAAACGGCCTGGTAGTGAAGGACTGGCGCTACGTCGTGCGCATTCCCAACATCGACGTGTCGGATCTGATCGCGCAAGCGACCACGCAGGCATCTACCGCGGCGACGGCGTTGATCAAGCTGATGGCGCGCGCGCTGTATCGCATTCCGGCGCCCGGCATGGGGCGCATGGCGTTCTACATGAATCGCACGGTGCACTCCGGCCTCGCGCTCGCCGCCATGGACAAGTCGCAGAACATGCTCGCCATCAAGGAAGGCCTGAGCCAGTTCGGCCAGCCGATGTCGTGGCTGTCGTTCCTCGGCGTGCCGCTGCGCAAGGTGGATCAGATCACCAACGCCGAAACCGTCGTGTCCTAAAAGGAATCCGAACATGATCACCGATGCAAACTTGAAACTGTCGGCCGCGCAGGCAGTCACGGTCACGGCGTTTTCGACCAACACGATCGACTTGGGTGTCGCTCGCGATATCGGAACCGGCGAGGATCTGAAAGTCCACATCAGCGTGGACGTAGCCGCTACGGCGGCGGGTGCGGCAACGGTCAATTTCCAGCTCGTGACCTCGGCCAACGCTGATCTGTCGAGCCCGACCATCATCGGGCAGACCGATGCGATCCCGAAGGCCTCGCTCACAGTCGGTACGCGGCTCGTGCTGCCGATTCCGCCTTCAATTGGCGGCAACGGTCAGCGCTACGTCGGCATCCAGTACACGGTCGGCACCGGCCCGCTCACGGCCGGCAGCTTCACAGCTTACGTGGTCAAGGATGTCGAAGATCGCAAAGCCTACGCGTCCGGCTTCAGCGTGACCTGATCGGAGTCTTGACCCATGGCAAAGCACATCGTGAAAGAAATCCCGTTCTGGGACGGGTCGCAACTCCACCAGCCGGGCGCCATCGTCGAGTACGAGGGCAAGCCGAGCAAGAACCTCGAACCGGTGAAGGGAAACAAGAAGCCGGAAAAAGAGGGGGAATCGGCAACGGGCCGCGACCTTACCTGAGCGCAGTTCCTCCTGGTGGCGACGGGTTCAGGGGGCTTCGCGCCCCCTGTTTTTTAGGACGCGACGATGGCAACTGAAGTCGATATTTGCAATCTGGCGCTGGCTCGGCTCGGCGACGATGCAACCGTGGCGAGCATTAACCCGCCGGAAGGCAGCGCGCAAGCCGAGCACTGCGCGCGCTTCTACCCGATTGCGCGCGACGCGATGCTGGACCTGCACAACTGGGGGTTCTGCACCACGCGCGCTGCGTTGTCGCTGCTCGCGGCAGCACCAGTCAGCGGATGGCTCTACGCCTACGCGCCGCCCTCGGCAGCGATCAACATCTTGAGCGTGTTCCAGCCAGGTGCCGCGGACGACTTCGATCCTCAGCCCTTCGAGATCGAGACGCTGACCGATGGCGCCAGCGTCATCTACACCAACGTGGTGTCGGCGGTGTGCCGCTACACCATCCACGTCACCGACACGTCGCGCTTCCAGCCGCTCTTCGTCGAGGCGCTGAGCTGGCTGCTGGCGTCGCACCTTGCGGGGCCGATTCTCAAAGGCGATGCGGGCGCCAAGATGGCGATCCAGTGCTACAAGGCGTTCGAGGTGAAGATGGCGCAAGCCACCGCATCCGATGCGGCGCAGCGCCGCGTAGCACCGACGCATAACGTTGCCTGGATCGCGGGGCGATGAGCATCCGCACCCTGCAACGTTCGTTCGCCGGGGGTGAGGTCACCCCGGAATTCTGGAGCCGTATCGACGATATCAAGTATCAGACCGGCCTTGCGACGTGTCGCAATTTCATCTGCAAGCCGCAGGGCCCGGTGGAGAACCGAGCGGGCACTTTATTCGTGCGCGAAGTCAAGGACTCCACCAAGGCGACGCGGATTATCCCCTTCACTTACTCGACCACGCAGACGATGGCGATCGAGCTGGGCGCGGGGTACTTCCGCTTCCACACGCAGGGCGCAACGTTGCTCAGCGCCGGCGTGCCGTACGAAGTGGCGAATACCTACGCGGAAGCGGATCTGTTCGACATCCATTTCGTGCAGTCGGCGGACGTGCTCACCCTGGTGCATCCGAATTACCCGCCCAAGGAGCTGCGCCGCCTGGGCGCAACCAATTGGACGCTGACGACCATCTCGTTCGCCTCGGGGCAAGTCGCGCCAACGGGAGTTACGGCGACGCCGACAGGAACCGGTACGACGAACTACAAGTACGTGGTGACTTCGGTGGGTACGCTGGGGACAGACGAATCTGCTGCGTCCTCGAGTGCGAATTGTAATAACAACCTGTTCACCACGGGCAATTACAACACGGTCGCCTGGAGTGCGGCGACGGGGGCGGTGCGCTACTACGTGTACAAGTTCTCGGGCGGTCTTTACGGCTACATCGGGCAGACCGATCAGCTCTCCTTCATCGACGACAACATCGCGGCGGACATGTCGCGCACCCCGCCCGTGGCGACTAATCCGTTCCCCGGGGCGAACGACTATCCTGGTGCAGCGAGCTACTTCGAGCAACGGCGCTGTTTCGCCGGGACGCTCAACAAGCCGCAGAACATCTGGATGACCAAGAGCGGCACCGAGTCGAACATGAACTACGCGCTGCCCACGCGCGATGACGACTCGATCCAGTTCCGCGTGGCTGCGCGGGAGGCGAACACCATCCGGCATATCGTGCCGTTGGTGGATCTACTACTGCTCACTAGCGGCGCGGAGTGGCGGGTGACTTCTGTCAATTCGGACGCGATCACGCCGTCCACCATTTCCGTGAAGCCGCAGTCCTACGTAGGCGCGAGCAACGTCAACCCGGTCGTCATCAGCAACAACGTCATCTATTGCGCCGCCCGTGGCGGCCATGTGAGGGAAATGGCCTATGCCTGGCAGGCCAACGGCTACGTCACGGGGGACCTGTCGTTGCGCGCGCCGCACTTGTTCGATGGCTACAACGTCGTCGACATGGCCTACGCCAAGGCCCCGTATCCCATCGTGTGGGCGGTATCGAGCAGCGGCAAGCTGCTGGGGCTGACATACATCCCCGAGCAGCAGATCGGCGCCTGGCATCGGCACGACACCAACGGCGTATTCGAGTCCTGCACCGTGGTGGCTGAGGGGCAGGAGGACGTGCTCTACGTGATCGTGCGGCGAACAATCAACGGCGCATCAAAGCGCTACGTGGAGTGCCTGCACAGCCGGGCTTTCACCGACCCGGAGGACGCCTTCTTCGTCGATTGCGGGCTGACATTCTCGGGAGCCGTGGCACAGACCCTGACTCCGGGGGCAGGGACGACCGTAGCGGGCACGACTGGCGTTACCTTCACCGCTGGCGCCGCTTCGTTCGCTGCTGGCGACGTGGGGCGCTTCATTCGCTACCGCTACGAACTGACGGACGAGTTTGGCGACAGGACGGGCGTGTACGCCAACGCAATCGCCGAGATCACCGGCTACACGTCAGCAACCGTAGTAACAGCGACCATCATCTCCGCTTTCCCCTCTACCAGCGTGATCGCGTCGGGCGACTGGAGCCTGTCGGCGACGACGATATCCGGGCTCGATCACCTGGAAGGCAAGACAGTGAGCATCCTGGGCGATGGCGCCGTAATGCCGCAAGCTGTCGTGACCAGTGGCGGTATCACGCTGCCGCAAGCCGTGAGTGTGGCGCAGATTGGATTGCCGATCACTGCGGACCTGGAAACGCTGCCGCTTGCGTTCGAGGTGCAGGGGTATGGTCAGGGCCGGCCCAAGAACGTGGACCGCGCCTGGCTGCGCGTGTATCGCAGCTCAGGGATTTTCGTCGGACCGAGCACCGACAAGCTGACCGAAGTCAAGCAGCGCACCTCGGAGCCCTACGGCGCGCCTCCGGCACTTAAGACCGATGAGATCAAGATCGATATTTCGCCCTCATGGGGGGCGAACGGCTCTGTTGTCGTGCGTCAGGCCGACCCGTTGCTGCTCACGGTGACTGGCATGTCGTTTGAAGTGACGGTAGGGGGATAGGCGCATGAGTTTCAGCTCAGTGGTAGCCGGAATCCAAGCCGCTGGTGCCCTCAGCTCGGCCGTCGGCGCGCGCTCGGCCGCGCAAGGCCAGAAGTTCGCACTCGACTCCCAAGCCCAGCTCGATGTCATCAACGCCAGGTCGGCAGCTTCCAGCCTCGACGCGCAGGCCAATCTCGATACGATCAACGCCCGGTCGGCAGCTTCCAGCCTCGACGCGCAGGCCAATCTCGACATGCTCAACGCGCGCGCGGTGGCATCCAGCATGGACGCGCAGGCGAGCCTCGGGCTGATCAACGCCAAAGCGACCTTCAACACCATCACGATGCAGGCGGGGCTTGACGTGCTGGGCGCCGAGGAATCCGCGCTCACCCTGCGCAGCAACGCTGCCCTGAGCGCTGCTCGGGCGCAACCGGCCATCGCCGGCCTGGAGGCTGGCGCCGTCATCGCCGACAACAATGCCCGCATCCAGGAGATGCAGGCGCAAAGCTCGCTCCTGCAGGGCCAGCGCGAAGAGCAGCAGGCCCGTCTGCAGACGGCGCAGGTCAAGAGCCGCCAGACGGCCAGCATGGCGGCGCGCGGCGTGGACCTGGGCGAAGGCTCGCCCCTCAACGTGCTCACCGGCACCGACGTGATGGGCGAGAACGCGGCCATCATGATCCAGCAAAAAGCGCTCCAGGCTGCCTTCGGTTACCGCATGCAGGAGGCGAACACTCGGCTCGAAGCGACCACGAAGCGCATGCAGGCCGCGATGGCACGCAGCAACGTCAATCTGGAGACGGGACTTACGAATATCCGGGCGGACGCGTTGCTCGCGAACGCCAACGCGGCGGCGGATGCAAAGCGCGCGCTCGCCTTGGCCGGACTGCTGAACGCAGAGGCGACAGCGAACACGGGTCGAGTGATCGCGGGGGCCAATCTGTCGAACGCGGAAGCTGCGGCGAGAACCGGGCAGACCATCGCGGCAGCCAACCTCTCGAATGCGGAAGCCGCTGCGGAAATGAAGCGTACCAACGCCAAGGTGCTGCAGATCAACGCCAACGCCGCGGCGGGCGTGAAGCGCGCCATGGCGGCAGGAATCAGCCCGTCGACGGCGTTCAACACGACGCTGCTCTCCGGTCTCGGCCAGGTGGCGGGGAACTGGTACATGTACAGCAAAGCCAACGGCAAGGTGAAATAGCATGCCCCGCGTTCCTGAACTGCCCTTCGTCCGCGCCGACGCGAGCGTGCTCGTTCCGGGGCGCGCCGACACGAGCGTCGATTCCCCGGACCTGGCGGCGATCCCCGGCCGCCAGCTCGAGCAGTCGGGCCGCGCCATGCTCGGGCTGGGCAACGCTGCGCTGGAGATTGCTACGCGCATGCAGCAGGACGTGAACACCTCGCGGGTCACGGATTCCAGGAATCAACTCAGCGAAATAGCGCAAAGCCTCGCGTTCGATCCTCAGACAGGCTACCTGACGCAGAAAGGGTACAGCGCCCTGAAGCGCGAGAACGGCATGTCCCTGGCGGATGAGTACGGCCAGAAGCTGCAACAAACGATCAGCGACCTGTCCGGCAAACTCGACAACGACGAGCAGCGGCGCCAATTCATGCTGCGCGCGGGGGACACCCTGGCTTCGTTCCGTGGGGGCATCGAGCAGCATGTCTACCAGGAATGGAAACACTACAGCCTCTCGGCGCAGGACGGTGCTCTGAAAGTCGCTGCGGACGAAGCGAAGCGCAATTGGAACGATCCGCTCAAGATCGATACCGCGCTGCAGGATGCGGACGCCGCTGTGGTGCGCGCCGGGCAGTTGCAGGGGGATTCCGCCACCGAGATTCTCGCCAAGAGGAAGATCGCCAGCAGCCACGTCCACCTCGGTGTGATCGACGCTGCGCTTCAGAACAACAATCCGACCTACGCGCACCAGTACCTGCAGCGCTACAAGGAGGGGATGACGGCCGACGATATCCTCAAGGTCAACGGCGCCCTCAATCGCGATCTGGATGCGCGCATATCCCAGACTGCCGTGCAAGCGGCCGTGCAGGAGTTCGCGCCGCGCTTCGAGCCCACTGACACGGATCGGCTCAAGGGCATCGTGGCGGGCATGGAGAGCAATGGCAAGGACTACGGTGCCGATGGCGCGCCGCTCATGTCCCCGAAGGGCGCGAAGTACCGCATGCAGGTCATGCCCGACACCGCGAAGAATCCGGGCTTTGGGATTCGGCCCGCGCGCGACGACAGCGCAGCGGAGTACAACCGCGTCGGTGAGCAGTACCTCGATGCTATGGTGCGCAAGTACGGCAGCACCGCTCAAGCGATGGCTGCTTACAACGCCGGGCCGGATGTCACGGATGCGGCCCTCAAACAGGCTCAGGCCGCAGGCGCGCCCGAGACGTGGCTCGCCTACCTGCCCAAGGAGACGCAAAGCTACGTGCGCAACGGTGTGTCGAAGCTCGGCACAGGCGCGGGCGCCGCACCCGCAGCGACGATCATGGAATTTGTACAGAACGCCCTTGATCGTCTGGGTCCGAGCCCGCGGCCCGAGCAAGTGAAGCTCACCCGCGAAGCGGCCGAGCACCAGTACAACTTGATTACCAAGTCGATCGGCGAACGCCGCGATCAGACCATGAAGCGAGGACTGCATGCGCTGATCGCGAATGGTGGCGACTACAACGCTCTCGACCCCAATCTCAAAGCCGCCATTGCGCAGGACGCACCCGGCAAGCTGGATGACGTGCTTCGGTTCGCCAAAGCTATCCGCAAGGGCGATGCTGAAACCGATCCCACGGTCTACTACGGTCTACGCCGAATGGCGGCGGAAGACCCCGGCCAGTTCGCCAAGATCGACTTGCTCGCCTCGCGCGACAGGCTCGCGCCTGCAGACTGGAAGCACCTGGTGGAGCTGCAGGGCGGGATCAGCAAGAACGATCTGAAGGCCATGGCGCAGCAAAAGACCTTCGCGATGGCGCTCAAGGCGGTGGATGCCGACATGAAGGCGGCTGGCATCGATACGACGCCGAAGGAGGGCAGCGCGCCCGCCCGGGATCTGGCGCAGTTCAAGACCTCGCTGCTGCAGGCGCTCGATCAAGCGCAGCAGGCGAAGGGCGCACCGCTCTCATTCGAGGATGCGCGCAAAATCGGCCTGGATCAGCTCAAGCAGGGCTGGCTGCAGGGCAGCGGCATCTTTTTCGATACCAAGGAACGGCGCTACCAGGTCACACCAGAGCAGCAGAAATACCCGTTCATCGTGACGCGCTACGGCGACATCCCGGCGCAGCATCGAAGCACGATCGAGGCCGGTATTCGCGCCAAGGGGCGAGAGCCGAGCAAAGGTGAAGTTGAGCGCACCTACCAGCGCGCCATCGACGCAGGGGTGATCCGGTAATGGGCGCTTTCGACGATTTCACCGACGACGCGGAAGAACAGCGGCGCAAGGGCGCAGCGGGGCTTGCGCTGCGCTTTGGCGTCGAGGCGAACCCCGATCGCGTCGCGCAGCAAACGGCGCTCGCGCAGCGTTACCGGCTGCCACTCTCCGTGGTGCAGGAGTCGCCGGATGAGTTCGCCAACCGGGCGAAGCTGGACGACGCGAAGCTTATCGTGGATCAGAACGCGCGCCTCCAGGCGTGGCTCGCTCAGGATTCGACTCGTGCCGCAATTGCGCATGACGACGTGGGAAGCCTGGGCGCGATCGAACGCATCACGACGGCGTTCAAAGGCAGCTACCTGGGCGCATCTACGCTGTCCGGCGTCCATTCGATGCTCGGCGCCGTCGCCACCCTGGCAGATGATCTCAACCCGTTCACGCTGAGCGAGAAGGACGCTGCTGTCCTGTACAAGGACCGACCCGAGAAACTTCGCGACATGCGGAACCAAAGTGCCGCGATGTTCTTGTCGCGCTTTGCCAACAGCCAGCAGGCTGGTTCCGAGAACGACATGGCGGCGTTATCGTCCGAGGCGAAGCGCGATTATGGCGGGCTCAAATATGCGACGACGGACTTCTCAGAAGCGGCCTATCTGTCGCCCGTGAAAATGGCGGGCGATGTTATTCAATCGCTGCCAACCACAGCGGCGCTCATGCTGAGCATCTACTTCACGAAGGGGGCCGCGACGCGCGCGGAAGCCCAAGCACTCGCCGAGGGGTTGACGCCGGAAGCGTCGCGTATGGCGGCTATCAGCGCTGCCGCCACGACGATGGCCAGGACCAGCGCGCTCACCGAAGGCGCTACCGGCTACGCGCAGCAGAAGAATCAAGCCAAGACGGCAGCGCTTGCCGCTGAACTTGAAAGCGCGCCCGGGTATCAGGATCTGATCAAGAATGGCTATACGCCAGAGGCGGCAACTGCGCTGATCGTTGCGCAGACCGCGCAAGAAGCGGGGCTGTATGCCGGAGCGGTTGACGCGGCCACCAACCTCGTAGGGGGCCGGATATTCGGGAAGATATTTGCCGAAGGTGGGAAGCTCCTCCCGCGCACGGGTAAGGGCTTTTTGACGGAGGGGGCGACAGAGCTGGTACAGAGCGGGGGGGAGCAAGCGGGACAGAACCTTGCTATGCAGGAAAACGTCAATCCCCACCAATCGCTCGCTCAAGACGTAGTCGAGAATATGGTGCAGGGATTGGTGGTAGGGGGAATCACTGGTGGCGGTTTTGCGGCCATCGCCGCTGGCCGTCACAAAGCAACCGTCGCCGCCGACGACATGGCGAAACTCCAGCAGCTCGGTGAGGCCGCGGCAGCGAGCAAGCTGCGCGAGCGCGATCCCGGTGCCTTCAAGCAGTTCATTGAGGCGGTCACCGAGGACGGCCACTTGCAGGACGTGTATATCGATGGCAAGACGCTCGTGGATGCGTTCAATCAGTCGGGTGTCGGGCTGAGTGAGCTGCAGCAACTCATGCCTGGCGTGTCCGCTCAGCTCAACGAAGCGCTGCAAACCGAGGGCGCCGTGCGCATCCCCACGGCCGACTACGCGACGCACATCGCTGGGGGCCCGGTGGATGCGGCGATCCTGCCGCACCTCAAGGCCGACCCGAACGGAATGACCTACAGCGAGGCGCAGGTTTTCCACCAGACGCAAGTGGAGCAGTTGCAAGTCGAGGCGACAAAAATCCTCGCCGAGCGCGCCACCGACGAGGTGTTCAAGGCGGACCGGCAGCAGGTTTTCGACAAGGTGCTGGAGCAGTTGACCGCCGCCAATCGGTTTGTGCCCGACGTGAACCAAGCCTATGCAACGCTCGTGCGCGACTTCTACGTGACAACGGCGGAAAAGCTCGGCGTGAAACCGAGCGAGCTGTACGAGCAGTACCCGCTCAGGGTTGCCGCCCAACCGTTTGACCTGGATGTCTCAACCATCCTTCGCCAAGACGGAAAGTACACCTACGGCGAGCCGTCCCCTGAGTTCAAGAACGCGATCGATGAGCTGCTGCAGAACAAGTCGGGGGATGCGCAGGCAGCCCTGTACAACACGAGCGTGGGCGCGATCGATGTGATTTACGGCGAGCCCGGGACAGCAGCGCGCGACTTTTCGGACGGGTACGGGCTTGCTCACATTCTCGCCAAGCACCCGGAGATCGATCTCTACGCCCTGGAAGGCGTGGTTGCGAGTGCGACTGAAGTCCGGCGCAAAGGCAATACCGCGGAGCTTGAAACGCCCGATCACCGGGTCGTCATTAAGCTGGACTGGCAGGGGGAGACAAAGAAGTGGTTGCTGACGGCGTTTGAGATTGGTTCGGACAAGACCGCCGGGAGTATCGGCGGCGGCGATCTTACGGGCTCCAAGCCTCCCCTGGAGCAGACTTCCGAACCAAACGGGACGGTATCACAAACTCGCGGTGCTTACAATCCACAGAGCAACACGATCGCGCTGCTCAAGAACGCCGATCTCTCGACGTTCCTGCACGAGACGGGGCACCACTTCCTTGAGCTGACGGCGAATATAGCGAGTCGCCCCGACGCGCCGGCAGCCATTCGCGCCGACATGGACGCGCTGCTACGCTGGTTCGGAGTCAAGGACGCTGACGCCTGGCGCTCCATGACGCTCGATCAGCAGCGTCAGTATCACGAGCAGTTCGCGCGTGGTTTCGAGACCTACTTGTTCGAAGGGGCTGCGCCGAGCGTAGAGATCCAGGGACTGTTCTCACGCTTCCGCGCCTGGCTGCTCAACGTCTACAAGTCCCTCGCCGCGCTCAAGGTGGAGCTCACCGACGAAGTACGCGGCGTGATGGGCCGGATGCTGGCGAGCGAGGAAGCCATCCGTGGCATGGAACAGGTGCGCGGCTACGCGCCGATCTTCAAGTCGGCCGAAGCCGCCGGCATGACGCCCGAGCAGTGGGCCGAGTACCAGCAGCTCGGCGTGGAGGCCACCGAGCGCGCCGTGGAGAACATGGAACAGCGCAGTCTGCGCGAGATGCGCTGGCTTGCCAATGCCAAAAGCCGGGCGCTCAAGGAATTGCAAAAGGAAGCGGCGAGCAAGCGTAGGGAGGTCCGCGCCGAGGTGGAAGCCGAGGTTACGAGCGAGCCTGTCTATCAGGCACAGCGCTGGCTCAAGCGCGGCGAGATGATTACCCCGGATGGCGAGGAGATCAAAGCCGAGCAGGGGTACAAGCTCAACGCCGAAGCCCTGCGCCAGATGTACCCGGAAGGTTCGCTCGCGCGCCCGGACATCGGCGCGCTGCACGGCATGGTCGGCAGGGATGGCATGCACCCTGATGCCGTGGCCGAGATATTCGGCTTTTCCAGCGGCGACGCGCTCGTGCGCAGCATTCTTGACGCGGAAAGCGTGCGCGACAAGATCGAAGGTTTGACCGATCAACGCATGCTGGAGCGCTACGGCGAGCTATCCGATCCGCAGGCGATCGAGCGCGCTGCCGAGGCCTCGATCCACAACGAAGCGCGTGCGCGGTTCGTCGCTACCGAGCTGAAGGCGCTCACCCGGGCGCAGGCCCCGGCCAGGGCGATTGCAGAAGCGGCCCGAGTAGCTGCCGAAACCGCCATCGCTGCCAAGCGCGTGCGCGACGTGCGCCCCGCGCAGTACACGGCGGCCGAGGCCAAGGCCGCTCGCAACGCGGACAAGGCTCTGGCCGCCGATGACGTGCAGACCGCGGCGATCGAGAAGCGCGCCCAGCTGCTCAACAACCGGCTCGCCCGCGCCGCTGGCGCCGCGCTGGAGGAGGTACGGAAGGGCATCGAATACCTCAAGGGCTTCGAGGCGTCGCGCAAGACGCTGGACGCGGATTACGCCGACCAGATCGACGGTCTGCTGGAGCGCTTCGATCTGCGTAAGCGATCCCTCAAAGAGATCGATAAGCGCGCCACGCTGGCTGCCTGGCTCGAATCGCAGCGCGAAATGGGCTTTGAGCCGGACATCCCGCAAACCCTGGAGAACGAAGCCTTCCGCCAGCACTACAAGAACCTCACCGTTGAGCAGTTCCGCGGCCTGGTGGACACGGTAAGGCAGATCGAGCACCTGGGCCGACTCAAGCACAAGCTACTCACGGCGCGGGACCAACGCGCCTACGAGGCCGTGCGGGATGAGATAGCGGCGAGTATTGAGGCGAATGCCCGCGGCCGCGCCGCCGATACCCGCACGCCGACAACGGCCACGGGGCGCGCGATGCAGGGGCTCAAGCGCTTTTGGGCGGCGCACCGCAAGGCCGCAATGCTCGCGCGCCAACTGGACGGGGAGAAGGACGGCGGGCCGATGTGGGAATATTTCGTGCGCAGCGCCAACGAGCGCGGCGACATGGAAGCCACGCTGCGCGCGGACGCGACCCGGCAGATTTCGGGGATTCTCGCTCCGGTGTTTGAGCTGGGGCGAATGGGCGGCAGCGGGCAGGCGTTCCCGGGCATCGAGCGCAGCCTTAACCGCGAGGCGCGTCTCGCAATCGCGCTCAACACCGGCAACGAGGGCAATTTGCAGCGCCTCTTGGGTGGGGAGGGGTGGACCGTGGCGCAGATCCAACCAGTGCTGAACACCCTCACGGCGGCCGAATGGCAAGCCGTGCAAGCCATTTGGGACCATTTTGAGACTTACCGCCCGCAGATCGCGGCGAAAGAGCGCCGGGTGTACGGCAAGGAGCCAGCTTGGGTTGCGCCGACGCCGTTCACGGTGCGCACGGCGGACGGACAGAGCGTCAGCTTGCGCGGGGGTTATTACCCCATCAAATACGACCCCGCTGCGAGCCAGCGCGCTGAGGAGCACGCCGACGCGGAAGGCGCGAAGCGCCAGTTGCAGGGGGCCTACACCAGCGCGACCACGCGGCGCAGCTTCACCAAGGCGCGCGCCGAGGAAGTCACCGGCCGGCCGCTGCTCTACTCGCTCGCAGGGCTCTACAGCGGCGTGAATGACGTGATCCACGATCTGGCCTGGCACGAGTGGCTGATCGACGCCAATCGCCTGATGCGGTCCCAAACCATCGACGGCGCAATCCGCGAGCACTACGGGCCCGAGGTCAAGACGCAGTTCAAGACGTGGATTGCCGACGTGGCCGAGGGTGAGCGCGGCGCGGCGAACGCCGGGGAGGCAGCGCTATCCCGTTTGCGCCAGGGAGTAAGCGCCGCGGGCCTTGGGTTCAACGTAATGAACGCGCTGATGCAGCCCCTGGGGGTCACGCAGTCGATTGTCCGCGTGGGGGCCAAGTGGATGGGTAGGGGTATTGCGCACTACATTGCGCATCCAATCGATGCGACGCGCGAGGCAAACGAAAAATCCGACTTCATGGCCAACCGAGCGCGAACTCGGTTCCGCGAGCTGAACGAACTGCGCAACAAAGTGCAGGACGAAACCGCCGCGGGCGCGGCGATCAAGGGTGGCATCTACTTCCTGATGATGCGATTCCAGCAGGCCGTTGACGTGCCTACCTGGTGGGGCGCTTACGAGAAAGCCGTCTCCGAGGGGAACGAGGATTCGCGCGCCATCGCGCTCGCGGACCAAGCAGTGATCGACTCGCAGGGCGGCGGGATGCTCAAGGATTTGTCGGCAATCGAGCGCGGCGGGTCGGCGCAGAAGCTCTTTACCGTGTTCTATTCGTTCATGAACACGGCCTTCAATCTCGGTGTCAACGCGGTTATGTCGCCCGCCAGTCGCGGCAAGAAAGCCGCCGATTTGCTCATGATCGGCGTTGTGCCGCCCATGCTCGCCTTCGCGCTCAAGCAGGCGATCACTCCGGGCGGGGACGATGACTGGGATATGGAAAAGCTTGCCCGCGAGCTGCTGGCCGCGCAGATCGACTATCTCATGGGGCTGATGGTCATAGTGCGTGAATTCGCCGAGGCCGGCAAACAGCTCACCGGGGCCAACGACTTCGGGCGCGACTACACCGGCCCGGCGGGGGTGCGCCTGGCGGCCGATAGCGTCTCCCTCGCCAAACAAGCGCATCAGGGCGAGTTCGACGATGCCTTCCGCAAGGCGGCGATCAACGTGGTTGGGGACATGTTCGGACTGCCGTCTGCGCAGGCGAATCGCACCGTTACCGGCGTCAACGCTTTGGTGGAAGGGGAAACGAGCAACCCGGCGGCGATATTGTTCGGCTATCGCAAGCCGCACTAGTCGGTCCGCTTACCCCAGCGGCCTTACGGGATACTGGGTGGGGCGCTTACCCCCGCCCGCGCGCGGGATACTGAGGTGACACAGGAGGGCGTCAAGTGGCCGTATCGAGTTCAACCAGCAAGGCGGGGCCGTACAACGGTGACGGCGTCACGACGGTCTTTGCGTTCAGCATCCAGTCCCAGCAGGGAGCGGATGTCAAGGTCATCAGTACCGCCACGGTGGGCGGCGTTCTGACCGATACGACGCTCACGCAAGGTGCGGACTACACGGTCGCGTTGAACGCGGATCAAAGCGCGTCGCCCGGCGGGAGCATTACAGCCACCGTAGCCCCGGCCACGGGGGTGCAGATCACGATTCTGCGCAACGTGGGGGCGACTCAGGGGGCGTCCATACCGAATCAGGGCGGGTTCTATCCGAAGGTGCTGGAGAACGCCCTGGACAAGCTGACCATGCTTGTGCAGCAGGCGCTTGAGGAAACCGGGAGGGCGCTCAAGGTATCGGTTGCTGACGCTATCACGAGCGTCTCGGACCTCCTGACCACGATCAACAACACCATCGCCGCCGGCCAGGCCAGCGTCAACGTTAGCGTCGCAGCCGCTGCGGCGAGCGCTGCGACCGCCGTGAATGCGCCGAGCACCAAGGCGACGAGCGCAACCAGCTTCACGCTCGCGCTGGGCAGCAAGACCTTCGCGCTGGATCAGGCCGGGAAATCCTTCGGCGTCGGGCAACCAGTCAGCATCGCGCGCACGAGCGACGCATCGAAGATCTGCTACGGGACGGTCACGGCGTTCGCCGATCCGTCGCTCACGGTCAACGTCACTCAGGCCGACATCGCCGGAGGGCCTTACACAGACTGGACCATCGCGCTGTCCGGTCCGCGAGGTGCGTCCGGGTCCGCGAACGGCGGCGCACTCACCACCGACCCGATGTCGGCGAATCTCGTGCTGACCTCAGCGAGCAAGCGGTATCAAGTGATCGCGCCGAATGCGGGCGGTTTTGCCGTGGTCTTGGCGGACGCGACGACACTGACCGACGCCGGCGGACCACAGACGATCATCCGAAACGTCGGTAGCTATCCGGCTGCGATCAAGAACAGCAGCAGTGGCAACGTCGTGGGGTGGTCGATGCCGAACAGCATCGCGATGGTGTTTTGCGCATCCCAGGCGACGGCGGACGGCGTGTGGTCGGTGTCGTGCGGCGAGTTCCCCGGGGCGGCTGACGGTATCTACATTGGCGGTGGCCAACCGCTCACCCACGAGACGCACGACTACACCCAGGCGTGGAATGCAGTTGCGGTCCAGCTCGACAGCACTTACGGGATTCTCTTTCGCGAAGTGCACAACGGCGCGCCGAACAACAGCATCTTCGCGACAGGGTACAAGATCGCAGCGGGCGGGCTCAAATTCGGCGCGGATGAGAGTGTCGGCTCGGCTGCTTCGGCGGCCGCGCCATTCCGCCTGGATGCCGTAGCTGTCACGGCGACGTGGGCGTTCGTTGCGTATTCCGTCCCAGGGTCGGGCACGTCGCTGTGTCAAGTGTATGAGATCAACACCTCTACCCTGGCACTGACCGCGAAGGGGGTTGCGCAGACCATCGAGGCTGCCGAGTTGGTGTACGCATCGTGCACGCTGCTTTCTGCGACGCTCGCGCTGGTGGCCTACGGTATCACCACTGCGCACAAGGCAGTTACGGTCTCGATCAACGGGAGCACGGGTGCCTGCACTGTGAACGCCGTGGCGACGGTGCAGACGGCCGACGCGAACGGGCCTGGCGCAGTGGTTGCGCTCTCCGCGACACTGGCGCACGCAGTGTACTACAACAACACCACGTCGCGTCCGATGGTGGTGCGGCTGACGGTCAGCGGCACTACCATCACCGTAGGCACGCCGACGGTGCTCAAGAGCGCAGCATACCGGCCGAGCGGGGTATGGAAGGGTTCAGCGACCACGTCGATTGTGCTCTACGTGCTCGATAGCACCACGCCGAGCACCTTGAGCACCACTTACGGGGTTGTCGTGACCGATACCGGGTCTGGCATTACGCTCGGCACCGAGACTCGACTGCCCGATACGGCAGACTTGACTTCACGCGGGCAGATGCGCGGCGCCCAGTTGGCTGACGGGCGCGTGCTGCTGTGCCTGTCGTTCGGAAACGACGCAAGTCCCGTGACCTACGGACTCGCGAATCTCACGGTGTCTGGCGGTGTGCCGGTGGTTTCACGCATCAATGACTTCAAAGGGGGCACGGCGATGATTGCTCTTGGCGCAGTGAAGCCGTCGGGGTGCATCGGCGTGCTGGCTTACAGCAGCAGCGCGACCCGGATATCCGCGACTCCCGCCGCTGCGCAGCGGGCCTGCATCCTCGGAGGTTCCGCACTGTGAAAGCTATCGTACAGGAAGGGAAGTGCTACTACCTGTTGCCGGACAGCGCTATCGTTGCGCCGCCGCTTGTCACCTACGCCGATGGCTCTCAAGTTGAGATCCTCGATCTGCCCGGTGCGGCGGTGATCGAGGGGGCGAGCATACCGGCCGGCGCGCGGCCGGAGGACCTGGTGGTCGACGCCGGCACACTCACGCTCGCGCCGGATTACGCGCAGCGCCTTGCGGCCGCGAAGACGGACCGCAAGCATGAGTGCGACCTGCTGGCGCGCGCAAAGCGTGACGCCGTGGTGGCTGATTACTCTCCGGGCGAAATGGCGAGTTGGCCGATCAAGCGGGCCGAGGCTCTCACCTACCAGGTGGCCGGCGCGCAGGCGACCGATGCGGACGCGCCGCTCCTTGCGGCTGAGGCCCAAGCGCGTCAGGCAACGACGGCCTCGGTCGTCGCGCGCGTGCTCGCCAACGCGGCGCGGCTATCGGCGCTCGAGGCGGCGATCGCCGGGACGGCTGGGCGCTACAAGGACCAGATCGACGCGGCAGCCGACATCCCGGCTGTGCTGGCAGTGAACATCGAAATGGGGTGGCCGGTATGACCGAAGAGCGGCGATTGAGTGACGCCGACGTGATCGCGCTCGCGGATGAAATGGAGCGGCGGATCGTGCGGCGCTTCTACGGCAATTTGGGCCGGGGGATTTGGTCCTTGGTCTGGCGGATCATCGTGTGGGCGATCGTCGGCATCGCTGCCTACGGCATAGCCAAAGGCATGAAATGATTACCACCATCCTCACTCTGCTCGGCGGTGGGCTCGGTGCGCTGTTGCGCTTCGTACCGGAGCTGCTCAAGCTACTCAGCGAGCAGCGTGAACGAGAACACGAGTATCGCATGACGCGGCTGCAACTCGAGATCGACCGGGAGCGCGCAAAGCTTGCAATCGACATGGTGCACGCGCAATCCGAAGCGAGCTTGTTGACGGGCGAGGCGAGCGCCTATATCGAGACGCTGCGGACGCAGGCGCGGCCGACCGGCGCCCACTGGGTGGACGTGCTCAACGCGACCGTGCGACCCCTGCTGACGTACTGGTGGATGGTGCTTTTCACCGTCTACAAGGTGACGACCATCATTGCCGCATTCGTGTTCCCGATCTTCGACGCAAATACGCTATGGGGTAGCCAGGATTGGGGCGTCCTTTCCATGATCCTCGGCTTCTGGTTTGTTGACCGGGCGCTGCGCAAGCAGGCGGGCAGATGATCCCCGACGCGCTCCCTACTCTGATTCGCCGTTTCGAGGGCCTACGGCTGCGCGCCTACTACTGCCCGGCCGGCGTGCTGACGTGCGGGTACGGATCCACCGGGCCGGACATCAAGCCGGGCACGACGTGGACTCAGGAGCAGGCCGAGGCCCGCATGGCGGAAGATGCCGAGATCCATGCGCGTGCAACGCGCAAGCTTTGCCCGCGGATCGAGGGTGACGCATGGGGCGCCATCGCGGATTTCTCATACAACCTTGGCGCGACGCGCCTGGCCGGCTCAACGCTGCGGCGCAGACTCAACGCGGGCGATGTCAACGGCGCCAAGGCCGAGCTCGCGAAGTGGGTCCGCGGCGGTGGCAGAGTGCTGCTCGGGCTCGTGGTCCGGCGCGCGGCCGAGGCGGCCCTGCTATGAGCGCGATCTTGCTGCTGTTGCGCAATCCTGCCGTCCTGACCGGTCTCGCTTTCGCAGCGGTCCTTGCCTGGGGCGGCGTACAAACTCTGCGACTCGACTACGCCAAGGCCGAAACTGCTGCACTCCGCGCGGATTACGCGAAGCGCGATGCCGAGGCTCAAGCCGCAGCCGATCGCGCGCTACAGGTGGCAACTGAACGGGTGCGCCTGGCGGAACAGCGATCCGCTCAAGCCGTGGCCGATGTCTCCGCGCAATACCAACGCGAAAGGGCAATCGATGCGAAACGTACTCAGAAAGTCATTGCTGATCTGCACACTGGGAATCTCAGCCTGCGCGTCGCCCTTGCCACCCGCGCCGAGCCGGCTGCTGGAAACGCCGCAGATCCGGCTGGCGCCGGCACCCTCGGACGTGATGGTTCGGCGGGAAGCGGATTTCTTGCAGAACCTGATGCAGCGTTTCTCGTTTCCGAAGCCGGCCGAGCCGACGAAGTAGTCAAGCAGCTCGCGGCTGCGCAGACCATCATCCGGGCCGATAGGGAAGTCTGCAAATAGTCGGAATTGCGGAACTTTGCGGAACTAGTCAGCGGGCGCTAACATGTAAGTGCTTGATTATTGGCTCCCCGATCTGGCCACACTTAGAACCAAATCGGTGGAGGCAGAGTTGCCGGGACGATTCCGCCGCGCCGCTTGAGAGCTGGGCCGTAGGGTACCACGGGTAGGACGGTTTGACCCCATAGCATTGACTTGCGGCCGCTGCGGACAATCCGCAGCATGCCGAAACTCGACCCTCTCCGCCCCCGGGCGGAGGTTACGTTCCAATGCAGGCCATGTCGGCGCACGTTCTCAGCGGCGCCTGAACGGGTCGAGGACGCGCCCGAGCTCGAGCACCATCCCTGGCGGTACTACTCAAAATGTGTGGGGTGTGGCCAGGAGGTGGAACAGGCGCCGTGGGAACGGGCGCTCCTGAAGGCCTGGCAGAACGCCACGGGACCGCGCACGGCCGAGGGGAAGGCGGCATCGAGCGCCAATCTCGACGGTCACCCGACGCCCGAGGAGGCCCGGCGCACGCGCTTCAACGCGATGCGCCACGGGCTGCACGCCAAAACGGCGACCTACTTCCCGGCCAAACCTGATGGCTACGCGCACTGCGCCGGGTGCGAAGTCGACCGGGAGTGGTGCGCGCAGCAGCCGGCGTGCGTCAAGAAGACGGAACTCTTCATGTTGCACCAGGCGGCGTTCGAACAGCGGGAGCCGAAAGCTCTGATGGGCATCTACTCGGACCTGCACGGGGCCATCTTCGCGGTGCTGCAGCAGATCCTCCAGACGATCATCGCCGACGGCGTGAAGATCACCTCGCCGCAGTACTACACCGACAAGGAAGGCGTGATGATCCTGGCGCAGTACACCGACGACCAGGGGAAGATGCACCAGATCTACGACATCGAGGCGCATCCGCTTTTCAGGCCACTGGGCGAGCTGATCTCGCGCACCGGGCTGTCGCTCGCCGACATGGGCATGACGGTGAAAGTGATCGATCAGCAGGAGGAGGAACTGGGGCGCCTGGCTGCGGAGCGGGTCGAGAAGGAAAGCCTGAGCGCGCACCAGCAGAAGCAGGTCGAGGCGATGCGGCTGCTCGCCGCGAGCCTGGATCGCGGCCGCGCGAGCACCGAACGCGATCCGGTGCTGATGGAATATAACCAGGAGACCGGGGAGGCTACTTGACGCTGCGGCTGAGTGCCCGGGACAGGCTGAAAACCAGCATCCGCGCGGAGCGCGAGGTGCTGCGCTACGCCGACGACCACGCGCTGTGGCACAAGCACGTGCACAACGTCGAGCTCGATCCCATGCAACTCATCAAGTGCATGGAGATGGATCAGAACCCCTACACCATCGACGTGTCCTGTCGGCGGACCGGGAAAACGGTAGTGAAGGAAATGCACGCGCTGAAGTACCTCGCCACGCAGCCGCATCAGGAGCTGGGCATCGTGTCCCCGCGGCTGCAGCAGGCGCAGACAAACCTCACCTATCACACCGACGCCATCCGGCGCTCGCAAATCCTGCGCGGCTACGTGGCGTGGAAGAGCGGCCGCGAGCAGCTCACCGACACGCGCTACCAGTTCGTGAACGGCTCGAAGGCCTCCGCGTACGGGATCATGAGCCAGATCGACGGCGATGCGCTCTCCTACGCCTCGATCGAGGAGATCGACGACCTGCCGGCGGACCGGCTGCTGTCGCGCTTCCTGCCCATGCTCGGGTCGGCGCGCCGGCTGGGCGTCTCGCGCGAGGTGTCGTTCAAGCCGCAGGTGCGGGTGACGGGCGTCTTCAAGGGCGCGGACACGCTCGAGCAGATGATCCGCGCGGGCACGTACCACATGCTGCCGATCGTCAACGTGCACCTGGCGATCGAGCTGGGCCTCTTGAACGAGGAATTCATGCTGCGCATGCGCACGGAGTTGCCGGCCGGCGAATACATCCGGCAGTTCCTGTGCCGCAACGTCAGCGCGCAGAACTGGATCTGGGAGCGCTACATCCGCCAGGCGCTGATCGTGGGCCTGCGCGCGCGCCTGGCAGCCGCGGAGCCCATGCCCGGGGCGCGCTACACCAAACGCGGCCTGATCAGCTTCGGCTACGACCATACCGGGCACGGCGAGAGCCTCACCGCCTCCAAGGCGGCGCTGGTGGTCACCGAACAGATCGGCAGCTTCACCACTATTCCGTTCGTGAAGACCTGGCCCGCAGGCACCGACGACAAGGTGATCGAGCTGGACCTCTTCGGGCTGTGGGACTACTTCCGGCCCGACTACGCGATCGGCGACGCCTACGGAGTTGGGATGCTGACCAGCCTCAACGACCGACTCTTCGCCCGCGGGCTGACGGAGATCGATCGGCGCACGATCGGCGACGGCGAGAGCACGGCCAGCACCTGGCCGCAGTGGCCGTTCGCGCCGCTGCGCTTCGAAGGCATGGTCAAGCATTCGATGGCCTCCGCGGTGCGCTCTATCTTTCACAACGGGCAGGCGGCGATTCCGTATTTCGACGACGAGGTCGCATCGATCAAGGCCGGTGGCCGGGCGGAGCTCAGCGTGGTGCCGAGGATCTCCGACGTTGCAGCGGAGGATGGAGACTGGCATGCGCTCGTGCGGCAGCTCGCCAACATCCGCGCCGAGCCGACCAAGGCGACTTACGCAAGCTTCAAGATGGCCGACCGCAAGCTCGGCGACGACCTGTTCGACGCCGCCATGGCCGCGGTGTGGGCGCTCGCGACGCGCGGCGCGATCGACGTGCCCACCATCATCAGCAGCCACACCCAGACCCGGGAGCAGCTGCTCGGGCAGGCGCCGGCGTTGCCGAGGGCGGCGTAGATGGGCGCTCCTCCGTGAAGCCGCTGAACCAGGCCGAGCAGGAGCGCGTCGCGGAACAGCGGGAATACGTCCTGCGCGAATTGCCCAACGCCATCCCGTCCATCCGCGCGTTGCACCAGGCGGGCCTGATCGACGGGTGGCGCTCGATCATCTACATCGGCCCGCCGCGCGAGCTGCCCAACGCCAGCGCGGGCCCGTTCATGCGCGGCGATGAAATGATTGCCAAGGAGTAGACGATGGGTCTTCTGCAAACGATGTTTCCGTGGATCGGCAGCAAAAGCGCGCCGACGCCGCCCGCGGCCGACGCCGGCGTTGCGACGCAACTGCCGAACGAGCCGCCGGCGATCTCCAGCGAGCGCGGCCAGCGCACAACGCCGGAGAATCAGCTCAAGTATCTCTACCGGGTCATGTGGGTGGATCCGGACCTGCGCCAGGCGATCCTCGACATCCGGGAAATGGATCGCCTCGACGGCCGCGTGAAACGGATCCACTCGCGCTGCGCGCGCGATATCGTGCGCGGCGGCCTCATCATGCAGCAGGCCACCGAGAACAAGGCGCTCTCCGCGATGTGGCAGGAGTACGGCCGCCGGCTGCAGCTCGATCGCCCCGAGAAATTGCGCAGCGACGCGCGCGGTTTTGTGATGGAGGGCAACCTGCCCATGCAGTGGGTGCTGGACGAGGCCTTCAACGTCGCTGCGTGCGTGCGCATGCCATCGGAGACCATCCTGCCCGACGTCGATGCCTCCGGCCGCTTCAAGGACGTGCGCCGCGCCTACGTGCAGTTCGACGTGCCCACCGGCCGCGAGCTGGCCACGTTCCCGCTGTGGCAGCTTTTCATGGCGCGCTTCGACCCGGACAACTTCGACGACATGGGCGCGCTCGGACGCCCGTTCCTCGACGCCACGCGCGCGCCCTGGAAGAAACTATGCATGACCGAGGAGGACCTGGTCATCCGCCGGCGCGTACGCGCGCCGCTGCGGCTGCATCACGTGCTCGAAGGCGCGAGCAAAGACGAGCTGGAGGCCTACGAGGCCAAGGTGCTGAAAAACCAGCACGAGATCACGACCGATTACTTCGCCAACAAGAAAGGCGCCGTTACTCCAATCCAGGGCGATGCGAAACTCGATCAGATCGCCGACATCGTGCACCTGCTCGACACCTTTTTCGCCGGCGGGCCAATCCCGAAGGGGCTGATGGGCTACACCGACGGCCTCGCGCGCGACATCCTCGAGGACCTGAAGCGCGACTACTACGACGAGATCGACGACATCCAGGACACGATGGCGTTCGTGTACGAGCAGGGCTTCCGGCTGCAGCTCCTGTTGAAGGGCATCAACCCGGATGAGGAGGACTTCTGCATCGACTTCGCCGAGCGGCGCACCGAGACGCCAAACCAGACGGCCGATCGCGCGCTGAAGCTCAAGGCGATCGGGCTGCCGGCCGGCATGGTATGGGAGGAGATGGGCTTCGATCCGGCGTACGTGCGCGAGCGCATCGATTGGGAGCGCGCGAACTGGGATCCGTACCCCGATCCGAACCAGATCACCGACCCGGCGCGGTCGCAGAGGATCAGCATCACGCCGAACAATGCGCCCAAGGGCGGGAGCGCCACCAGCATCAGCAATTGACGATGGCGATTGCGCTCGCAGCGAACGACCGCACTGCGGTTCAAGCCACGATCCGGCGCGCCACCTATGCGGCGCACAGGCAAGTCGAGCGGCTCGACGCGCAGACGCTGAAGGAGCTGGGGGCTCTATACAAGCGGGCCGCGGCCGATATCGCCGAGCGCATCGGGAGCCATGCAGGCCCGGACGGCAACTTGGCGCTCCAGGAGCTGCAGAACGTCCTCGCGCAGGTGACATCCCGGCTGCGCGAGCTTGCGCAGGCGCGCGATGCGCTCATGACCCAGGGCCTGGAGACGGCCGCGGATCTCGGCGTGAGGCCATTCAAGCCCCAGGGCGGCGCTGCGGTGCTCGACATGTCGGCCGCCATGCGCGTCAGCGACGAGGCCCTCAACTTCGTGCGCACCTTCGTCGCTGCGGACGGGCTGCAGCTCTCGGACCGGATCTGGCGGCTGGATCGCGGCGCTCGCGACCAGGTGGTCAACGCGATCGAGATGGCGGTAATTCAGGGACAGGGCGCGAGCCAGGCGGCGCGGGAATTCCTTGCCCGCGGCAAGACCGTGCCAATCGAGGTGCAGGGCAAGATCGACGCGGCCAACGCCGCGAAAATCGGCAAGCAGGTGACCGGGCAGCTCTTCACCGGCGTGGGCAGCCCGATGGACAACGCCATGCGCCTGTTCCGCACCGAGATCAACCGGGCCCACGGCGAGGCCTACATGATGGGCGGCGAGAACGCCCCTGGCTTCGTCGGCTGGCGATTCTTGCTTTCCCCGGCCCATCCTCAGCCGGACATCTGCGACCTGCTTTCCCGCCAGAACCTCTACGGCCTGGGGCCGGGGGTCTACCCCAGCCGCGAGAAATGCCCCTGGCCGGCGCATCCGAACACCCTGTCGTTCGTGGAGATCGTGTTCAAGGACGAGATCACGGAGGCCGACCGGTCAGGCAAGGAGACGCCGATCGAGGCACTCAAGCGCCTCACGCCCGAGCAGCAGCGGGGGGTGCTCGGGCAGGACAAGAAGGCGATCCTCGACGCCGGCAAGCTCACCCGGGGCATGATCCGTACGCCCCTTTCCCTTGTCCGCACGCGGATCGGGATCCCGCTCGAGCCGCCCATCCCGCCGCCGGCGGTGCCCTCGACCAAGCACCCGCCCCGCAAGGCGCTGGATGATTTCGTCCGGCTGGGCGCGGAGAAGGTCGACGAGCTGATCGCCCAGGCACAGGCCGCGGAGGGCGGGATCGGTGCGAACTTCGGCGAGATCCTGCACCGGGACCTCAACCAGGTGCGCCCGACCGAGACACAGGCCAAGGTCAGGAACGAGGGGGCTGGCGCGGACCTGGTCCGGGCCGCATCGCGAATGTTCCCCGACGACTGGACCAGGCGCGCCGACCGCTTCGGGCCGCTCGAAGCGCGCTACCGGGAGGGCAGGGCCTACTACCGTGGCATGAGCGACGGCAGCGGGCAGATCGAGGCGCGCAATTTCGCGTCCGCGGTGCACGAATACACCCACCGGCTGCAGCATGCGCTCCCCCGGCTCGACGATTTCTTCCAGGATCTGCACCACCTGCGGACCGCCGGCGACCCGCTGAAAACGCTACGCCGCTTGCTCCCCGGCCGCGGCTATGGTACAGACGAAGTGACGCGCGAAGACAAGTACGTCCACCCCTACCAGGGCCGGGAATACTCCCACCCGTCGCTGCCCTATCAGGGCAAGCACGGGGCGCTTGAGGTCATGACCATGGCCTTCGAGGACGTGCTCGCAAATGACGCGCGCAGGCTCGCGGACCTGCTCTCAAAGGACCGCGAAATGTTCAACCTGGTGATCGGGCTGCTCTACCACTATGTTCCGTAAGTACCACCTGAAACCGCTGACGGTGCACGAGACGGATCTCGAGTTCGAGTGGGATCCGGAGAGCGGGGCTGTCCGCGGGCGGGACGCGGCGCGGGTGCTGGAGCTGGCGGCGGAGGGCAAAACGCGTGGCGACATAACTGGCGACCCCTATCCGACGGTACATCTCATCCGGGACCCGCTCAAGAGTGAGGCGGAGATGGCGGTCGTGCTCGGACGGTGTTGGCACTTGCCCGAGACGCTTCAGGCCGCGTATCCACCGCCGCCGGCTGCGGATCTACCGGAGGGGGCTGTCGCTTGAGACTCGCCGCCCGGGTGCACCCCGCCGGGCGGGGATAGATCGGCGAACCTGACGCCTGCCGCGGCCTTAGCCGACGACGTGCTCATCCCCGACGATATCGGGCACCAGCACGCCGGGCGGATCGTTGGATTTGTCGCGCCAGAAGCGCTCGGCAGCGTCCCATACGGCCATGGCTTGCGCATAGTCGAGCGCGACCAGCTTGCCGAGCAGCGCCTCGCCGTTGATCGCCCACTTCTGTGCAGCGCCGTTCAGCTTGATGTGATCCGCCACCTCGGCGATCAGGTAGGTGGGCAGGCTCTCCGCGAACTCCTGCATCCAGCACCCGTTCAGCGCGTCGAAGATGCAACACCATTCTCCGAGTTTGAGTTCCGGCATGGATCGCTCGCAACAGCGCCAGTATCGATCGACGATCGAATTTACCAGGCCCGATAGCCCTTCGCCTTCGCGTTCCCGATTGGACAGCGCGCTGAGCATCTGTTCGCCGACGTAAACAGAGATGCGGTTGGATACGACCATGGCTTGCTCCTTTCGTTCTACCGTGCCATACGGCCGGCTTCTTCGATGGGCCCGAATCCCGGGCAGGGTGTGATCGGGGAGATCACCGGCGCATCGTAGCCCTGTCCGCCCGCCCGGTCAATCGGCCGGACATTTCCCTTCCATAGAAACGGCTTGACCGTTCCGTAATCATCGCCCACGAGCGGGCCTTCTGCCCGTGCCTGAGGCGTTGATGCGGACTGCGCGTGTATTTCGGCTGGAAGCGGGGCCCCACGAGGGCACGCTGCGCTTCCTCTCCGGCATGCCGATGCCCGCCCTGGACGGGGCGGCGCCGACCTCCTGGGTGACCCTCACGCGCACCGGCACCTTCCGCGACCCGCGCTATGGGGAATTCGAAATCACGCGGCAGATGCTCTCCGCGATGGTCGAGAACTTCCGCAAGGGCGCCTATGGCCAGGAAGTCTTCGTCGACATCGATCACAAGCCCAGCGCCGGCGCGGCCGGCAAGATCGTCGAGCTCACCGTGGACGGCGGGAAGCTGCGGGCGCGCGTGGAGTGGACACCCTACGGCGTCGACGCGATCCGCAACAAGGGCTATCTGTATCTCTCGGCGGAGTTCACCGAAAACTGGCAGGACAACGAGACCGGCGCGAAGCACGGTCCCGTGCTGCTGGGCGCGGCTCTCACGATCCGCCCGACGATCAAGCGGCTGGATCCGATCCAGCTCGCCGAGCCCGACGACAGCGACGCGCCCACGCTCGTGCATCCCGAACTTCAATCCCGATTGTTACAGGAGCTCCAGATCATGTGGAAAGACCTTCTCAAGCGCCTCAGCGAAAAACTGAAGACCACCAAGCTCGCCGAGGCCGTCATCGACCAGCTCGTCGCCACCGCCGAGAAAACCCTCGGCCCCATCACGGACAAGGCCGCGGCCGAGGCACTGATCGTCTCTTTCGAGGCGACCGGCATCAAGCTCGCCGAACAGATCGGCGACAAGACCGTGATCGTGCAGCTCGAGGCGCCCAAGCAGCTCGCCGCCGGCGGCATGACCGAGGAACAGGTCAAAAAGCTGATGGAGGATACCCGCAAGGCCGAGGCCGACACCGCGAGGAAGCTCGCCGAGACCAAGACCGCCAAGGTGAAGCTCCTCACCGACACGATCAACGCGGCCGCCGGGATCCCGGAGGAACTGCGCAAGGAGCTGACCACTTCCGTCGCGGACCTGGTCACGCCGGACATGACCGACGACCAGGTGAAACGCCTGGCCGAGACGCAGATCGGCTCGGGCAACAGGATCGTCGCGGCGCAGAAGCTCGCGGGCATG